CATTGTCAATACGCTTGGATGGAATCGAGGATCCAAACAACATGCGTAATTCCTCTCTATCCTTAAAAGTATCGAAGGGCAAACTATATCTCTCTATATCACCGTCATAATTACGCAACAAAGGACCGTCATAAAATGCATGAGTATTATAATACAAAACTAAATTCCCGACATTCCTCACAGGACAGATATCTGGAAAGCACCGAGGGGTACGGTGCATAATTTGCAAGCTTTTGTCTCCTAAAAGAAATTGTATATTTTTCGCTTTTTGCTTGCCGAGTAAAATGCTTCGCCTACGGGTCAAAGTCGATAAAGTAAATGGAGTTAATGATGATGCTGATGCTGATGCTGGTGATGTTGCTGATGCTGGTGATGTTGCTGATGCTGGTGATGTTGCTGATGCTGATGCTGATGCTGATGCTGATGTTGATGCTGATGCTGATGCTGATGCTGGTGAATGAATAATACGATTTAGTTTATTTACATATTCCTCCCTCTCATAGATGCGATGATATTTTGCTAGAATGACCGACATTAATTGCCCTGTCTGCAGTATACCTTCCCGAACATCAGTTATAAGATCAACGATCCCACCTACTTTTGAAACCCCTGTTATTATCTCTGCAACAGGGCCGTCTTGAATCGAACCAACAAATGTCGCCGAACGCAAAGCATTGTATCCAAATGCATGAAAATCTCTATTTTTCATCGACGTTTTCCATGTAAGAATAGTTTCATCGCTATAATCTCGAAATGCGCCGTGAGTAATAAAGTCATTTTCATTGTCAATTGGGTACAATGACGACTGTTTAATTAACTCTGTAACACCAGTTCCGTCAACAGGAACAACTTGCCCAGGGACAGTATAATCGCGGAGCATTTGCAGTTCCCAAAATCGATCGCCAAATGCCACATCAGGATTATTGAGAAATTGCACAAAATAAAAATTCGCATTGCGCTTTTGAATTTGTATGTTTAAAAAATCATCCAAATGCAAATATCCCAACGAGTCTCGTTTTGCTGATGGCACCGTACTAACGCTGACTGCATCAAAAATGGTATCTTGAAATCCTGCATCCTTAAGCATCGCTTGATATCGTTTCGTGCGTAAGAAGCGAATATGAACGAATCCTGAGAAAGCGCGATTAATAACAGATTGGATTCGATGCCCGTTTTCGCAACCAGGAAAAAAATCAACAAACACGATTTCTTTGACCCGACATTGCCAGGGAGTTTTCTTCGCGAGCACTGGATTCATTCTCTCTTGATCGTCCACAAACGTTTTGAACCGATTTCTATCACGATCGTCCAAATAGAGAAGGGTTCGATCCTCAAGAAGGCGGAAATATTCCAAAATTTGCATCGTGTCTAGAGTTTGTAAAGGTGGATTGGGTGCCATTCCGTCGTCGTCGTCGTCATCGTCATCATCGCGATCACTGTTACCATCATTGGCGTCGTTATTATTATCATCCCCATCATCTTCATTGTTATCGACTTTTCCTGAATCTTCTTCTTCTTCATCATCGGTTACATACTCTTCCATCAACCCCCTGTTTCGTAAAGCGAGCCTAGCCCGAATTCGCGACTTTTCTTTTTTGCGATCAAGTTTTGATTTCCAACCTTCCCATCCATCTTCGTCATCATTTCCTTCTCTATCTTCTGCCCCATCATCCTCTTGGCCTGAAATAATAGTCCCATCAACATCGTCGCCATCATCATCCATTCCCCCAAGTTTTCCAAGACTCAACGCTTTGATCATAGTTTTTATTCGTTTTGCATAGGCTTTGGCTCGTTTTCTTTCACGGCGATTGTCGGCTTCTTGGCATTTGCCCATCAGGTTTAGTGTACTCTGGTAATTGAGAGTATTTGCTATGACCAAAGAATAACGCCGAGCAGCAGTCGGCCCTTCTTCATTAAAAATTATTTTCGATAATAAACGTGACAAGAAGGTTTCGGCAATCATTTTGGTCCGCATCCGAAATAAATGCTTGTCAAAATAAATATAATTGCGATCAGTTGCGAAGTCTGCCTCCTCTTCATCGTCATCCTCATCCTCATCGTCATCATCATCATCGTCATCATGGGCAAGAGCGATAGTAACAGAAGATCGACGTGCACCTGGAGCTGAAGCTGGAGCTGAAGTTGCAGTTGAAGTTGCAGCTAGAGCTGAAGTTGAAGCTGAAGTTGCAGCTGAAGTTGGAGCTAGAGCTGAAGTTGGAGCTGAAATTGGAGCTGCAAGTGAAGCTGACGCTGGAGGCAATGATCTACACTCTAAATGATAATCATTCTTTCGCGTAAATTCATCGGCACTCACTAATGGAGATGTTAAAGCCCTTAATTTATTTCCGAATTCATCTAATAGAAGACGGCTGGTCGCGTTAAATGTTGGATCGAAAACTTGAGCATCATCCAACGGAACAAATGGAGTATCTTCTTCTTTTATAACAATTTTTGATTTGTCTTTGGCAAGATCAATCACTTCTTTCGCTTTTGTTTGCAACTCCTCGCTTGGTATCAAATGCATTTTCAAAAATCTTTCCGACGCATACATATGATTGCTCTGAAACATAATCTCTACTTCGTCAAACGATAAAAAATTTTTAATATTGTAAAATTGTGCCCATAGATCCATCATTAATATATTGTGGGGTTTTTTCTTCGCTTCATCGTGATGGCAACCATATCCCAATTCGTTTCGATTTTGCCCTCGATAGATGACAAAGTGAGTTTCTTCATCAAAACTTTGTGATTCATTGGTAACGGTCTCATCGCCATCCCCCAACAAATTATATATTCGTTCCCTTTTTTTAGGAGATGATCGACCAGACGTGAGTGCGGTGAAATGCACAACGCGAGCATTACGATTGCATCTGAAGAAAGGAATGGAAAAAATCGTAAAATTGGTACCGCTAGCATCATAGGATGCGTTGTTGTGTAAATAGCCTACATCTTTATTCCTTCCATTTCCTTTGGCAAAGGGTCTATTTATGTTTTCATATGTAACATCATAATTAAAATGATACAACACAAAATACTGCCTACAAATGTTTGCTAAATTCTTGGGCATTTGGGAAATACTATCCCATAAAGACAGGTAATTTCTTTGCGGTCCTGGATAACATGATAACGAGTTTTTTATCATGGGAAATCGCCAATTCTGTTGTTTTGTTGCCAAAGGGCGGGTAAATATTTTCGCGATGTAATAGCGAGAATTCCTTGTCATCATTGCATCTTCATTAATATCACGATCAGTGGAGATGGCATTCCATTGATAATCATCGTCTATGGGTTCTGATTCCTGGAAAAAATTGGTGTATACTGTATCATGAGACAAATGGACATTATTGGCTTGAGCATGCATGAGATATTTTAGAATCAAGTATTGCACTTTTCTGTGAATGATGATAGATTCTTCGGCGGCGAAAGATGCTATTCTTGGTCCTGTGCTCGTAGGTGACGTTGATGCAGGAATAGCATCGAAATAATTTTTATTACATGAGTAAATAATTGGACGGTCCATCCAATTTTTCATTTGGGAACAGTATTGTGAAATAATTTGATTTCGCGACGGGGATGTCGTGGTGGTTGATCCAGATGCAGGACCAGGAACGGGAGTCGCAATTGAAGCTGATGGAGCACCGAATGTAGACGGTCCCGATGATGTGGCTGCTGCAGGTGAAGAAGCAACGCCGAAAGTTAGTGGAGCGCCGAATGTAAACGGTCCTGATGATGTGGCTGATGCAGAAGGTGAAGCAACGCCGAAAGTTAGTGGAGCGCCGAATGTAGACGGTCCCGATGATGTGGCTGCTGCAGGTGAAGAAGCAACGCCGAAAGTTAGTGGAGCGCCGAATGTAGACGGTCCTGATAATGTGGCTGATGCTGCATCTGAATCGCCGAATTTAAAACTAACATTTTTTCTTTTTGGCTCTATTTGAGATCTGTCAGCGCCGTGTAAAAAATGGTATGGTGATAATGTTTGATCGGATCGAAGCCGTGTTTCAGGTTCTGTATCTCGTGAATTTAGTGGAGTTTTCAATTGAATTAGTCCTTGTGATGAAGCTGATTGAATGCCGAATGGAATCTGATTTTGTCCTGATGGTAGGGCTGCCCGAACTGGTAAATTTGTTTGACCGCCAACAGCAGGACCAAAAGAAGGAGTAAAAGGAATAGCAAAAGCAGGAACAAAAGAAAGAGTAGTAGGAGTAGCGCCAGAAGCAGGAGTAGCAGGAGTAGCGCCAGGAGCAGGAGTAGCAGGAGTAGTAGCGCCAGAAGCAGGACCAGCATTATCAGGATTAGCAGGAGTAGCAGAAGGAGCATCGCCAGGAGCAGCAGCAGAAGGAGCATCGCCAGGAGCAGCAGCAGGATTAGCAGGAGACGTAGCGCCAGAAGCAGGACCAGAAGCAGCAGCAGGAAACTGCCACCAACTCGGAATCATGTTTGTTCTATTTCCAAAAAATCCTCGGCTTTCTCCAGATGGTTCCGTCATAATTTTATTCTTTCGTCACCCCGTGAATAAAACTCTTTGTTTGAAAACTTTTTTCTTTTTCTGTAAGATAAGTCTTTGCCATTTCATTGACCATAATTTCATGCTAGAATGAAACTCAAAGATTCCGAGTCAATTTCTTCTTCTTCTTCTTCTTCTTTCTCTTTTCTTAGCGAACCATTCGAGTACCCACTCCTTTCTATTCTCCTCATTTTAATTCTACTCTCTCTCACCGTAATCTTTCCCTCCCCAAAACATCATCAAGAAGCCTTTGGTGGAGGCAAACAGCAAATTCCTCTTTACCAACCTACCTCCTGGTCCGCCTTAACCTGCAAAGGCTTTTTAGATCTCCAACAACAACTCAATCCCGATGTCAAATTTGACCTCAATATGCTTCAACGTCAAGCCACGCAAGACGACGCCGACTTCTTCCTCAAACATCAGCATTGGTATTGGCCCTCCTCCACCGTCCACATCTACAACGAATTTGTGAAGGAGCAATCCAGCATCAAATTGGATCCAACTTCCGCTCGTCGACAAAGAGATCAATCAATCTATCCAAATCAAGGAATTCTCCTCCTCATGGCTACTGATTCCAAAGAAGGACGATTTCTCATCGACGGTGTACAGCTCCCTCCGAAAGCTTCTTCTTCTTCTTCTCCAGACAATGTCCTAACTGACGATACAACGACCGACAACGCCACCACTCCATTTCAATATGGCGACTATCCTCTTCCTGCTACCCGTACCCTCAAATGCATGCCATCATCGGATTCCACCAACCCCTCCTCAGATTTAGTCATCGTGACCGCCCCCAACAAAATTGAAAAAATTCACGATTACGCTAGTTTGCCCTATATCGTTCCTGGATTTTCCTTTTTGGATCCCAACCAAACTCCATGCAATCCATGCACCGATCTTGACGACCCCTTTGGAATTAATCAGCCACAATGTCGATTTAAAATTGATGTTGGACAAGGAGACGGAAACGTCGTCTCGGATCCATGGAGATCGTTATGGAAATTGCCTGATGCCCACGCCCATGATCTCAAGACCAAGGAAGAATCCCGCGAATTCGATAAATGGTATGCCCGCATTTTCCCACCCCGCTCGTCCAAACCCACCAAACCTCCAAAGGATTTTAGTGGTAATGAATTCGACCCGTCCTATAATCTAGGAATCAATTTAGGGATCGCCATCATGTTTCAAGAGTCCATCCCTACCCTTCCTTATTATTCTCAAAGTGACAACAAGGCTCTCGACAGCTTTTTCCCCCAGACCAACAAACGTCGCGATTACACAGTCGAAACGATCAACGAAAACTATTTATAAACAAATTAAATACGATCTTAATTCGAAACTTGGTACATTTGAGAAACAAAAGAAAATTCAAACACCCATCGACATGGACAACGCAAGAGACTGTTGACGAGGGGTTGTGTGGCTGCTCACGCTTCTCTGCATTTGAAGAGGAGAAGGGGGCATGGGCTGGGAGCCCACTGCAGCTCCACTCGCCATACCTCCAAAAGAAGTAGAAAGAGCGTCTTCGCGAGAAATTTCCATGAGCTCGTCCATCATGTCACGAAAATCCGCAAACTCATCTTCTCTTTCTCCAGAATCTTCTTCTTCTTCTTCTTCTTCTCCTCCTCCTCCTCCTCCCCGATCCTGTTCCCCTCCTCCCCCTCCCCGCTCCTGTTCTCCTCCTTCCCCTTCTCCCCCAGCATCGTCCCGATTGCTCAATCCTACCATAGCAGGAGAACGGCGCATAGGTTCGGTTTGGTCCCAACAAATCCGTTTTTGGACGGGCTCCAACAACGAATTCTGAGATCGCTCACGGCGTCGCAAAATTCCACCCCGATTCGTTTCGGATGTAGACGTAACCGATCGAACCAGCGAATCAAACGTGTCAGAGATATCGCTTTTTTGCACAGCCGCCGTGGCAAATGTCGAAGCGCTCTTTTGCCTCTCCGACAAAATTTCGGAATACCTCGTCGCTCTGGATCCCCCCAACGTACGCACAAGCATGCTGACGTCGGTTTTCATCTCGTCATAAAACCGCTGTCGAACTTCAGGAAGGGACGACAAATCAACAGCTCCTCCGTCCATCTCCGCCCGCAAAGCCAACTTTTCCATGGCCATCATGGTTTTGAGTTGGCGATACCAGACCAGCAAACGGTGAGACATGGCTTTATGCTCCTCCCGAAATTGATTGTGATGCATCTGACGTGCCCCCGCCGCCGCCGTCGCCACCCGCCGTCCCCAGCCATCGGCCAGGTCAACAGGTTGTCTCATCGCAAAGGACGATTGCACATCATCCTCATCGTTTTGTAGCCGCCGCTGATTAAAGGTGTGCACATCATACACGAGTTGCTGATGGTACAAATGGCGAATTTCGTCCAAAAAGACTCCCTTCGTTTCGCATCCCATGAGTCCCGCGTCTCCATTGATCCCGCTCACGCCTTGGATGAGCCAGTGAGGAGCGATATCAGCCGCCAAATGATTGCGTCCACGAATAGAAATGTCCAGATTCTCCAGCAGATCTTGGTCGGGCCCGTCTTGATACGTGCAAGGTAGCACCATCCGCAAGACAAACGACCGTCGCGATCCACTGGTAAGGCAGGCCAGCTCCACACTCTCTCCAAAAGCGTTGTCTTCGGGGTTGTAAATACCCACTTTGGCGCCAGCCAAACGTACCGCACCTTCGTCCTTCCATTTCACCACGACTTCCACGTCCTGCAAAACTGTATAGCATATCGAATCCACGATGCTGGCGAGCGCCGATCCCAACGTGTTTTCCGTGTCCAAAACCGAATACATTTGCCCACCGTTTTGGTTACGACTTGCCAGAAGGCGCAATTGTTCATGGTCACAGTCATTGCCATAAGCCAGGACAAAAAACATAGGACGTGGGGAAGATGCCGATGGAGTAGTCAGGAGATTGGCGATAAACTCGTAACTGCTGGATCCGATGGTAATATCCCCGTCCGTCAACAAAATGAGAATGGGTGCATCGACGACCCCATGACGACTCGCCGCCACCGCTTCCTCGTCTACAACATCACCCATTTCTTTTTTGCAGGCTACTTTCATCATTTCCCTCACAGCCGCTTCGATATTGGTACCCCCGCTCGCAAATATGCGACCAATCGTGCTTTCGAGCATCGCATCAAAGGCAGTGTCTTCATACTCAGCCAAGGATTGCTGATGGATAATAGTGGACACACGGGAACTGAACGTCAAAACGGTCACGTGATACACCACACTTATTCCACTGATGGTATGTCCGTCGATCTCTTTTGTTTTGATCGCTTGCACACGCAAAAAGCGAAGCAAATTTTTGAGCGTAGTCAACGCCACCTTAAGTTTCGGTCCTTCCATCGACCCCGAATTGTCCAGCGCAAAAATAACTTGTTTGTGGCGGACCATGTCAGGGAGTCCCAGCGCTCGTTCCACCAAAAGTTTTTCGGCATCGCCTGCTTGCAAAGTCAAAACACCGTATTTGATGAGTCTTTGCTCCCCTATTTGTTCGCCGTCGAATTCGGCACTGAGTGCAGCCATGTCTGAAATGAGCGGAATCAAAGCCTGTTGGTCCCCTTGACCATCTCGCTGAGATGCCACTGTCGGAAGACCATCACTACCGACTCCTGACTGTAATTGAATGGCCATCGTAAAAAGTCGCTCGGGAGATTCGGACATGGTTTGTTAGCGTTTGGTTCCAAAAGAAATAGGATTGTTGAAAAGTGTTTTATAAACCCGAAGAGGAGCTAATTGCTTTAATTGGCTTTTCTTTGATTTTTTAATTTAAATGTGATGAAGGACGTGAAATGATTATTTGCATGGCGACCCCCCCCCCCAAAAAAACAAACAAACAAACCTTGCCAAAAACAAAAGGAAAAAAAAATCTTACTGAAACAAAACAAAACTGAAAAGGGATTTTTTTTATATTTCCACTTATTGTCAAACTAGTGGGCAAAAACCAACCACTCATCGAGAAAAAAAACAATGGCCAGTTTATCCTACCAATGTTTAGTCTATTTAACGTTTGCCGTGAAAATCATCTTTATTATCCTCGCTATTTATGTCAAATTCCTTTCGGACCAGTCCAATAGTTCCCAGTCCAATTCCACTGCCTCACAGCCTCCCGTCCACGCCAATGCAGCTGTCCAGACAACAGCAGCTACCCAAAATATTCTCTTTTGGAAAGACCGTTTTGAATTTTTGTTTCAATTTCTTATCGTAATCATAATCTTTATTAACTTTTATCCTCGACGGTTGGCTTGGCCTTCCAATGCGGCAATGGCCACGTCATTAGCTCTCCGCCCCAACATCATTTTGGTGGATCAAGAAACCAGTATTCTTCTATTCACTTACGGGATTGTCACTCTTATTGAAAACAAGTGGGACTTTTTCGCCGATCCCGCTTATGCCCAAAACATCAAACAATTTCAATCGTTCTTTGGTGGGTTTAGTACAAAGTAACTTATCAAATCAAAATCACATCGCTCTATCATCGCTCTTGTTCATGAGCCACAGCAGCCTCCAAATGAGCTAACCGACTCTGCGCCGTAGACAATGATTCATATTTTGAACTTTGCATTTCTTGGCGCAATCTCTCCAAAATACGTTCGTTATAGACATGCTTTTTCTTCTTGTCACCAGCGGTGGGTCGCTCCACCAAACGATGATAAAGTTCATATTCAGGTTTGAGTTGGAGAAGTGGAACGCGCACAACGGCTCCTGCCGCTTCGTCGGCTTTCTCCATTCCTTCTCGTCTTCCTTTTCTCTCATAATGATCCAACATGCCATGAGTTTGGACTGCATGGTCAAAGGTAGAAAAGAGTTGCAAATACCACTGCAATTCCCGAAGGTCTCGTCGAACTTGCACTTGCAGCCGAGCCACATCCTCTTCTTCTTCTTTTGTTCCCCCTTCGCGCTCAACCCGTTCGACCATCTCCTCCAATCGTGACGCCACAGCCTTGCACTTTTTGTCGAACCCCTCGACTTTCAAACGAACCCCACTGAAAGTCAACCAATTGTCGCGCATCAATTTCCAACGTTGTCGAGTATATGGGCGAATGACATCTCGAGCAATCATCGGTTTGATGCTATGGAGGTAGAGTTCAACTTGCGTCGGAGGGAGAGGTGGACTGGGTACAATGGAGGGGGGCGAAGATGGCCTTGGAGCTTCGGAAACGGCAGGGAATCGACACATATGGAAAGAACTGGTCTTGATTGCATTTTCAACGGCCCTTTGAACAGTAATGTTTAGTAAAGAGCCTTCCCGTATTCCAGTAAGCGACATTCACAAAACGTCTTTTTGTTACAAATCTGTCTTTTGCTGTTCTTCTAACTTTTGGTAGAAAAAGGAAGACGAACAATATATTTTTTTTTCTTTTATTTCCTACAAAAGTTTTCCAACGAAAAAAGAAGCGAGGGCGCAAAATCTTACAAGCATGGGATTGAAATTATCAAAAACATTGGATGATCTGTGTGGTGACGGAAATGATGAAGAATGTTTTGATTATGCGTCAGAACCATTGCCTACCCCAACAGAAGACCCTCGTCAATCTCAATCATCCGCAACGCACTCAATAAGTGAAGAGCCCATAGGCAGACCACTACCCTTACGGGCCATTTTAATCATCAATACGCATGGAGCAGTAGTAGTGAAATCACGGGATGCCGATGAACCCCATCCGTTCGTTGTTGGCAATGTACCCGATGGAATCCTTTGTCATAATAGACGCATTGAAACTATGACAGGCCTTTATTCAAGAGCATCCCTTCCGTTTCGTCGTGACGCAATCCGTGGTCGAGATCTTGATGAAGATCCCGTTGAGTATCAAGACGTGGAAGAGGATCGTCACATTGGACAATTGGTGAAACAAGAACCAAAACTCCCTCATTATAAGACGGATTTAAAATATTCTCATTCGGTCCCGTCTAAGTTTACACTGAAAATGAGATTGGAGGCTAGTAAACGCGCTTTTCGTTCAGATCCGACCCTTCCAGATTTTCATAATGTTTTTAAAAGCGAGCTTAGGGATTATTACAACATACACGATCCTGGTGTAATCAATGAACAAGATCTATGTATTACAAGAGGACCAGGAAGTCAATTTATAGAAAAGTTACTTATGATATCAAATCGAGGTGCTGATGTTCATAGAGAAATAGTTTTAGAGACATATGACGGCATGAATTTTCATAGTTACAATTTGTTGGATCCCGAAGTTTTTGGTGATCTTTTTTTTCGTCGTTATAAAAATTTGCCGAAAAAAAGAAAACAAAATTATATGCGTTTTTATACCGACCTTTTTTCTCGCCATGCAGGTACTACACAAATTTTTCTGTTTTATTCTGACCTTCTACACTGGATCAGTTTGTTAGATATCGCCGATTTGAAAGTCTTTGATAATTCATGTCAGAGCTATATAACATTTGATAAGCAACATCCACGAAATCCAGATGGTGAATTCACAGAGATTAAAGATCCAGTCCTTATTCAGCGCCTGAATGAAGCTGCGCGCAATCTACGTCCGTATATTAGTTTAGGTGGCCGTAGAGGAGAGCGAAGCAAACGAATGAGGAGGAAAAATAGATCTAGAAGAAAAAGAAAGACAACGCAAAAAAAATGAAAAAATAAAAATTATTTTGTTCCCCTATGTCCTTATCTATTCTTCCCCCTCCCC